ACAACGATTTGATATCCTGGATCAGATGACCAAGGCTACCATAGCCGGTGATGTGCGAGCCATGATCGTGGTTGGCCCTCCTGGTGTGGGCAAGAGCTACGGTGTAGAAAAACAACTGGAGAAGTCGGGCTTGTTTGACAAGCTCAGTGGTCGCAAGATCAAGTATGAAGTGATCAAAGGTGCCATGACTCCCATTGGTCTCTACTGCACTCTGTACAAACACTCAGATCCCAACAACGTTTTGGTGTTTGACGACTGTGACTCAGTGTTCCAAGATGACTTGAGCTTGAACATTCTCAAGGCCGCCCTGGACTCAGGCAAGAAACGCAGGATCTACTGGAACTCAGACTCGGCCATGTTGCGCCGTGAAGGTGTGCCTGACTGCTTTGACTTCAAAGGTGCCTGTATCTTCATCACCAATTTGCAGTTCAGCAATCTCAAAAGCAAGAAACTGCAAGACCATTTGGAAGCCTTGCAGAGTCGTTGCCACTTCTTGGACTTGACTCTCAATACCATGCGTGATCGTTTCTTGCGTATCAAGCAGATCTTCCGCCAAGGACAACTGTTCAATGACTATGATTTCAGCCCAGAACAAGGTGACGAAATCCTAAACTTCATGGATGCCAACAAAGATCGACTACGTGAAATGAGCCTGCGTATGGCCTTGAAGATCGCTGACTTGACCAAGGTCAGTGCAGACAATTGGAAGGCCTTGGCTGCAAGCACTTGCATGAAAAACTCATAATCGGTAGCTCCTGGGCAGTGGCAACACTGCCCATTTTACAACAGGCACTTTGGTGCCTGTTTTTTTGATCTTTGGCAACTAAGTATGCTATACTAACACAATGTCTTTTTGCTACTCACCTTGGACCAATATTGATATCAGCCCAACAGGCAATATAAGCCCTTGCTGTAAATTTCAAACACAATATTACGATCGCACTTATAATATCCAACAAGACTCGATTGCCGATTACTTGAACAGTGACATGCTGACCGAAGTCAAAAAAAACTTTGCAAACAATAAATGGCCAACCGGGTGTGAGCGTTGTAGGATTGAAGAACAAAATAGTATTGCCAGCAAACGTGAGTTGGACTGGGAACGTTGGCAAGCAACATACAAAGAAATTGAATTAACTGATTCTCAATTCATAACCGCTAGTATAGCGTTCGGAAATACCTGTAATTTAAAATGTTTAACATGCAGTTCGTATGCCAGCAGTCGTTGGCAAAAAGAATACAGAGAGATCTACAATGTAGACTGGCCGCATGTTAAATTTTACAAACGAGACTTTGTAGAAAGATTTGTGCAACTGGCTCCCGGATTGATACATCTTGACCTACCAGGCGGTGAACCCTTTCTGAGCGGTATAGATGAACAGAAAAAATTACTGCAACATTACATAGATATAGGTCGATCTTCGCAAATCACTCTGCATTATACTACCAATTCAACTATTTTTCCTGATGATTCATGGTGGCAATTATGGAACAGCTTTAAAGAAATTGATATCCAACTTAGCATAGATGCTGTAGGCGACAGATATGAATACATAAGATATCCAGCCAATTGGAGCCAGGTGGTACTTAATGTTGATCAATACATTGCCAAAAGTCAACACATGACCAATCTCAAACTCAGTGTCAGTCATACCGTAAGCGCATACAACGTGTATTATCTTGACGAATTTTTTTCTTGGTGTTACAATATAGGTTTACCTAGGCCGTGGTTGGGCCGAGTGCATAATCCCAAACACATGCGCCCTACTGTTTGGCCTGCAGAGGTTCGTGATATTATCGCACAGCATCTTAGACAGAGCAATTATCCAGATGTGTATGCCTGGGCAACAATGTTGGAAAATGAAGATGATAGTGTGTTTTTTCAAATGTTTCTACAGCGAAGACAACAACATGATCAATATCGTGGATTAGATTTCAACATTACATTTTCAGAACTGGCAAAACACACATGAGAAAAGCCACAATCATTATAAAAGACGAAGTTAATATCAAGATCGAAGGGCTTGAACTTGATGCTCGCCGTAGTTTAGTAAATGCATTCAAATATGATGTTCCGGGAGCCAGATACTTGCCCGCGGTCAGACTTGGCCGTTGGGATGGCAAGGTCAGCTATTTCCAACTGGGTGGCAGCACTTATGTGAACCTGTTGCCAGAGATCATTCCCATACTGGAAAAGTTCAACTATGACATTGAGCTGGATGATCAGCGTGATTATTCTACTACGTTTGAGTTTGAAAAGGTAACTGAACAAACATTCAGTCACATTGCCTGGGGCCCAGGACATCCCCTAGAAGGCAAGCCAATGGAACTGCGTGACTATCAAGTCGACATTATCAACAACTTTCTTGAGAATCCACAATGCATACAAGAGATTGCCACCGGCGCAGGCAAGACAGTTATCACAGCCGCATTATCAAATGCCGTGGCACCATATGGCAGGACCATTGTTATTGTGCCCAACAAGAGTCTAGTAACGCAAACAGAAAAGGACTACATCAACATGCAACAGGATGTGGGTGTTTACTTTGGCGACCGCAAGGAGTGGGGACGACAGCACACAATCTGTACATGGCAAAGTTTAAATGTGCTGTTGAAGAATACCAAGAACAGTGTAGGCGATGTTACCATTGGTGAGTTCTTGGAAGATGTGGTATGCGTTATTGTTGACGAAGTGCATATGGCCAAGGCTGATGCATTAAAGAGCTTGCTCACAGGTGTAATGGCTAAAATACCTTTGCGTTGGGGACTCACAGGAACCATACCCAAAGAACCCTATGAGTTCCAGGCATTGAAGTGTAGTCTTGGTCCGGTGATCAATCAACTCAGTGCCAGCGAGTTACAGGATCGCGGTGTCTTGGCACAATGCCATGTCAACGTGGTACAGTTGGTGGATCATGCCGAGTTCTCTAACTATCAAAGTGAACTAAAGTTCTTGCTAGAAGAACCCGACAGGCTCAAAACCATGGCACAATTGATAGCACAGGTCAATGCCACGGGCAATACCCTGGTCTTGGTAGACCGTGTGGCCGCAGGTCATGCCCTGGTGGACCTGCTGGGAGACCAGGCAGTGTTTGTCAGCGGTGCAACCAAAGCCAAGGACCGGCAAGACGAATATGACGAAGTGGCAACCAGCACTGGCAAGATAATTGTTGCCACCTACGGTGTTGCTGCTGTGGGTATTAATTTGCCTAGGATTTTTAATCTGGTGCTGGTTGAGCCCGGCAAGAGCTTTGTCCGGGTCATCCAATCCATCGGCCGAGGAATACGAAAAGCTGAAGACAAAGATCATGTGCAGATCTGGGACGTGACCAGCACCTGTAAATTTGCCAAAAGACACCTGACCAAACGCAAACAGTTCTATCGAGAAGCAAATTATCCTTTTACGCAAGAGAAGCTAGAGTGGAAATAATCTAGATGAAACAGGCACACGATCCAATACACATTCCAGAAAGCAATGAATTCATCAATGGACTCATGTCCAATATCACAGTTGACCAATTGCAACAGGTCGCTCATACTGAACTAGACACAGCCTGGCGTAGTTGGCTGAACAATTCATCCTACAATACAGTACATGCCCTAAATCAATTTGACTATTCGTGTTTCAGCGCCGGGACAACTCCGGCGTTTGGAGAGTTTATTTCACGTTTCTCGACACGTAGAGTCCGAGTCAGTCGAAGTGATTTTGTGCTGACCCGTATACTATCTGCAACCTACAATAGATCCATGCTGTATCTTGAAGATGCAGAACTTGATCAAAACGATTGTGTAATCATAAGTTTTCCATTCTCTGGAAATGGATCATTGTACCCTGGATACAACCAACTGCTAGATCATGCAGACAAATTGCAGGTCCCTGTTTTCATCGATGGCGCTTATTTTGGAATCAGTCATGGCATTGATTATCCATTGGCTCATGCCTGTGTTACAGATTTTTCTGTCAGTTTAAGCAAGCATCTCTCTGGAAACTGTCTCAGATTGGGTATCAGATTTACTCGTAACTCAGTAGACGATTGCATCAGTGCAGGACTGATAGGCAACAACCTGTTTGACAGATTGAATTCGTATGTAAGCATACAATTACTCAATCAATTTTCTCATGACTGGATAATTGACAAATATAAACAGTCCAGCAACCTAATTTGTGCTCAACACAATCTTGTCCCAACCAACACAATTACCATTGGGCTAGGTGGACAAGAATACATAACATTTAAAAGAGGAGATTATATACGTGTCTGTATCTCGGAAAAACTTTCTAAACTATCTTAGAACAGCATTGAATAAATTTGACTTTTTGCAATAAATCCTATATTATACAAGTATGAGAATATTAACCTTGGACAATGAGCCGTTTGAACTAGATCATCTTCCTGAAGAAGTAGATGACATGCGTTTTGCTATATTTGACAATAGTGATCCCAAAGATCCAGATTATCATTACATACCCTTGATCTTTTTGGAAAGCTTCACAGCACCGGCTCTAGTCTTACGCATAGGTGAACACAGGATCAAAATGCCCGTAGACTGGCAGATCCTGATTGGCGAACCCGATCTAGGCGACTTAGAGGTGCTACCGTTGACTGCCATCAATGATCGTGGATTCAAAGCATTTCAGTTCAACCCACTCAGCAGCTTCAGACCCAGTTTCTTGGATGTGGAAATCATTGATGTGTATCAAGAGGTCACCTGGTATGCTCCCAAACTCAAAAACGGCCAGATGCTGTGTGTGCCCATGGGCGAAGGTAAAAAACCAGACTGCGTTTATTTTGTCAAAGATATCAGCAGAAACTGTGAAGTGGTCAACTATAATCAGGCCTGGTAGTGGATAAACTAAGCATAGCCAATGAAATGGCCCAGTTTGATCGCAAGAACCGAAAGTTCTATGATGATCTCACCGACGAAGAACGCAAAAAATTCAGCAACTATCTCATGATACGCTGGGGTAGTTCGGTACAGGGGTCAAAAGAACTACAGGAGTTTTATGTGATTGCCACCAACGAGAGATTGAACAAAAGATTTTTTGATATCAACCGCCATCCTCGACTGCAATGGCTCACAGCCACCACAGTGAGTCCGGCACTGGGCACACAACGACATCCGTGGATTGCTCCCAAGAAACGAGAAGCCGGTGCCAGCAGTGTTAGAAAACAATTGGCCGAGCTGTATCCACATTTCAAAGATGATGAACTGGACTTGTTGGCCCGGATCACTACAAAAAAAGACATAGATGATTATTTAAAAGCCGCAGGACAAGACGCAAAGAAATGACTTATACCTGTCAGTATTGTAAAAAGGATTTTATAAAGGAAAGCAGTCTTGCAGTTCATAGTTGCGAGCCGCGTCGGCGTCGCATGGAAAAAGATGAACCAGGTGTGCGCTTGGGATTCCATGCTTACTTAAAATTCTATGAGCTTACACAAGGTAGTGCCCGGTTAAAAACCTATGATGACTTTTGTGAAAGTCCCTACTATCGTGCCTTTGTAAAATTTGGTCGTTACTGTGTAGATATCCGTGCTGTAAATCCTGCAAGATTTGTAGAATGGGTATTGAAACAAAACAAAAAGATTGATCACTGGTGTCGAGACACCATCTATACCGAATACTTGATTGACTACCTGCGTGTAGAAAACATCAATGATGCCCTGGCCCGAGCCATGGAGTTTTCAATAGACTGGAGTGAGGAGACTGGCAATCCAGCCGAGGATTGCCTGCGTTATGGCAACACCAATGCTATGGTCTATGCTGTGACCGCCGGCCGCATCAGTCCTTGGATCATTTATAATTGTGAAAGTGGACAACGGTTCTTGAGCGAACTAGATGCCACACAAATTGCCATGATCTGGTCCTATATCGATTCGGATATCTGGATGAAAAAGTTTGCAGACTATGTGGCTGATCAAGAATATGTTCGAGAAATGTTACAGAAAGCAGGTTGGTGATGAGTGCAGATATTGATATTGATTTGGCCGACAGAGATCAACTGCTGGCATTGATTCAAGCCACACCAGCCAGACAAATGCATCAAGGACAGGTACGTCGTCACAACAGCGGTGTATATGTGACAGACATTCCTTATGATCCGGTCAATGCTTGTGCCGCTATTGACTATGAAACTGCTGAACAACTTGGCTATTTCAAAGTTGATCTATTGAACATGACGGTGTACAAGTTGATCCAGAGTGCAGAGCACTATGAACAAATGCTGGCACAGGAACCCACCTGGTCGCGACTATGGACGGATCCTACCTGGGCCAGCGAGCTGGTTCACGTGGGTAATTATGCAACATTGTTGCAAAGCATGAAACCCGACAGCATACCCAGGATGGCGGCCTTTATCAGCATTATCAGGCCTGGCAAGGCACACCTACAGGACAAGGATTGGGCCACAGTGTTTACGTCTGTGTGGGATGGCGATGCCAGCCGCGGATTTGTGTTCAAGAAATCTCATGCCCTTGGTTACGCAACTTTGGTGGCACTGCACATGAATCTGCTCAGTCAATCCTGCGCACCAGTGTAATGCTTTTGCGCTTGCTTTTTCTGCTGGCCATCTCGCCGAGACTACACACAGGGCCATGCAAGATTTCAAGATCTTTGTTGGTAAATGTTCTTAGATAGGGCCGAAACATATCCCAATCGCCCTTGAGGAATATGTTGATAGGTATGCTTCTGTTACTTTCCCACCACCATACATTGGCCAATTCAATAAATTTTTGTTTGATTTCTGGGTGTTGTATGGACCCAAAATCATAGATAGTGGTAACTGCACTGTCTTGGTTTTGTATGATGCCCACATATTCTGTGCTGGCATACACACACAAGGTGATAAATGGGTATTTTTCAGCCAATCGGGCAAACAGATCATGATTCATAGGTTGTGATATTTACCAAATGGTTTTCACGTTGAAATCTTACCGCGCTAAATACTCTGTATGTACTCGACTCAGGCCTATATCTATCAGCAGATCACTCAGGTGTTACTCATAGACACAGGTGCGGGCGAAACATTTATCTATAGGTATGATCCTGTGTACGCAAAACCATTGACCATAAACAAAGGTGTAGACAACGTGCTGTTGTTTGAATTTATCAATCAGCAAGAAAAGCCGGTAAACATCACTGGCAGCACATTCTTGTTCAGGGTGATCAACACTGCTGGCGACGAATTATTGCTGGAAAAACCCATGGTCACATTGAATGCGGCCACTGGGCGTGCCAAGGTCACTTTGACCAGTGCTGAACTGCTGGAGGTCTTGGCACAGCCAGCCAACTACAGTATCCAACGCAGCAGTGGCAATTTAGTTGAAGCAGTGTTTACCAACGCACAGGCCGGCGCCCGGGCTCCTGCGAACATTGTGGATTCAATTTTACCACAGTATGTTCCAAGCGCACCACTCACAATACCTACTATCAAACTTAGTGCTCAGGGCAGTCCAGATGGTATTGGATGGACCCAATGGCCTTCCAACCCATATTATTCTGGAAATCCCAATGGTGGAAATTTTTACAACAGTTTTTTAAACACTGAATATTTTAGTAGTTTTATTGAACCCACAAAAGGCATTACCACGGTACAGATGACCTTGGTGGGTTACACAGGCACAATCAAAGCACAGGCTGCAGAAAACTACCAAAGCATATTTTACAATGTCACAGAATCTACTACCTATTACGACGAAACCAGAACCATATACATGAACATTGTGGGATGGCATCCTATAATTAGATTGTGTTTCAACAACAGCATTTTTGCTGTGCCAGATCAACCTGGATTACCAGCCATAGCCACAGCCATTACAGAAAACGGTGTGGTCACCGCCATCAACGTGGTCAACGGTGGAAATGGTTATTTGGCACCACCCAAGATCAACATCATAGGCAGCGGTTCTGGAGCAACAGCAGAAGCCACTATCTCGGGTGGTGTGGTCACAGGTATCACAGTGACCAATGGTGGAAGTGGTTATTGGTATCTACCCAATGCAGGCTCGACCAGTGTGGTCAGTCCTGCTCCTCCGTCGACATCCAGTGCTGCTGTGGTAATCAGCACCGGTTATGTGGTTGATCTATTGTATAGATAATATCAAAACTCATTGAAGTTTGCCAAAAATCGTGTTATAATAGACACATGATTGATGTGACCGCTTATCTGCCCGCACGACGCAAGCCCAGTGCTTCGGGTTGGATCAGTTTCAATGCACCCTGTTGTGAGCACAATGGCGAAAGCCGAGATCGCCGCAGTCGTGGCGGTATCAAAACCACAGATGCGGGTTGGAGCTTTCATTGTTTCAACTGTGGCTACACTGCCAGCTTTATCATAGGTCGTAATCTCAGTTTCAAGGCAAGAAAATTGTTGTCATGGCTGGGAGTACCCGCAGAGGAAATAGAACGCATCAATCTTGAAAGCCTGCGTCATCGCAACATGGAAGGCTTGCTGACAGATCGTCAAAGGTTAAGCAACACCTTGCAAGGCATAGAGTTTGAGGAACGCGACCTGCCACCGGCTGCAGAACTGATCACCACAAAACACAATACGCATTGGGATTACTTGCGTGGCCGTGCCGTGCCCGAAGACTATCCTGTGATGACTGTGCTGGAAAATGACAGTGTGCATTGGACTCGTCCGCAGGTCATTGTGCCATTTACCTATGACAATCGTGTGGTAGGCTACAGCAGTCGCATGTTGGACAACCGCCAGCCCCGGTACATACACGACACGCAACTGGGCTATGTGTTTGGCACAGACTTACAAGGTGCCGACTGGCGCTATGCCATAGTGGTTGAAGGAGTGTTTGATGCACTCAGTATCGGCGGCTTGGCTGTGTTACATGCTGAGATCAATGATGCACAGGTCAGACTCATACGTAGCCTGGATCGTGAGATCATAGTGGTTCCAGATCAAGATGCGGCAGGCATGAAGTTGGTGGATCGTGCGGTAGAGCTAGGATGGAGTGTGAGCATGCCCGACTGGCCTGTGGATGTCAAAGATGTCAACGATGCTGTGATTCGCTGGGGAAGATTAGCAACTTTGATAACTATCATGCAGGCCCGAGAAACCAGTCGAATCAAAATAGAACTAAGGAAGAAATCACTTGTTAAAAGACAACTTTAAAAGTATCACAGAGTCTCAAGATTTCTTTTGCAATTATTATGACCAAGGATTGTTTATAGGTAGCACTCCCCAGGGACAAAATTCAATTGCAATGTGTTGCTACCAAAATAAAAAAATCATTGATGTGGTTGAATTTGATCATCCTTATCTACAAGACCTACGAACAGAAGCCAAAAACAAAGTTCCAGCGGTGTGTGATCCAGCGTGCAAATCATCAAAATATCACAATGAGAGATTGCGCACCAGGCTTGAACAATACTGGACTGATTCGGGTGTTGAGATAAAAAAATTACATCTTGAGCAAAGTTTAATTTGCAACTTGACTTGTATATCTTGTAGCAGCCGTTACAGCAGTGCATGGTCAAAAGATTACAAAATATTTGATCCTCATGCTCATACGGTCCAATTAAAAAAATATCCTGATAGAGTTTGGAAAAATCTCAATTTTTCTAGTCTTGAACATGTGCATTTCACCGGCGGCGAACCTTTGCTTAATTTTGATAATTTTTTGATCTTAGAACATCTGGCCAGCATTGGTAGACTGAATCAGGTCACACTCACTTACAATACCAATGGAACTGTGAGAGTATCAAATAAACTTGTTGAATTATGGAAACAAGCCAAGTGGGTGAGATTACATTTTAGTTTGGATGGCAGCGGTTCTACTTTTGAATATACCAGATATCCGGCCAACTGGCAACAGGTACAAGAAAACATTCAGTGGTATAGACAACTACCAGATCCTTGTATATTGATCGAAGTCAATGCAATTGTAGGCATACATAATGTGTTTAACTTGGATGACTTTTATCAGTGGTGGAAACAAAATTGTCAGACTGGCAATCAAGGAGACAATAGCCATATATTTGTTAAAGCAATTGCACCCAGTTCATATGGCGGCCGAGTATTGAGCCTGACTCACATGCCCAAACAATTTGAACAGCACGCACAGGATATGTTACAATCACTGAGTGACTTGCCTGGGGCCAGCGATTTGATTTCTCTGGTAAGTCAACAAAGTGACATGCAATGGTTAGAATATTTTGAAAAATTAGACAATTTAAGAGGCACAAATTGGCGAGCATCTCTGACAGGACCTATAATTACAATTTGATACTATGTTAAAAGATTACGGACTTGAAGTCCAACGCTTGTTCTTAGAAATGATGTTGCAGGACGCAGAAAGCTATGTGCGTGTGCAGAACATTTATAACCCAGAAAACTTTGATAGAAGTTTGCGACCTGCGGCTGAGTTTATAGCCCGGCACAGTGACGATCACAAGACTTTGCCCACCACAGAACAGATTGCAGCCAGCACAGGTGTGCGACTGAATCATATTCCTGACTTGAACGACGGACACTTTGAATGGTTCATGGACGAGTTTGAAGGCTTTACTAGACGCCAAGAACTAGAACGGGCAATCCTAAAATCAGCAGACTTGCTGGAAAAAGGTGAATATGATCCAGTGGAGAAACTGATCAAAGATGCGGTGCAGATCAGCTTGACCAAGGACATGGGCACAGACTATTTTGCAGATCCGCAAGCACGTATCAACAAATACTTTAATAGCGGTGGACAGGTGTCAACAGGTTGGCCACAGATGGACAAGATCTTGTATGGTGGATTCAGCAGAGGTGAGCTAAACATATTCGCAGGTGGATCAGGATCGGGCAAGAGCTTGGTCATGATGAACATAGCCCTGAGTTGGTTGCAAGCAGGACTCAGTGGCGTGTATATCAGTTTAGAACTCAGTGAAGAACTGTGTGCGTTGAGGACTGATGCCATGTTGGCCGGAATGAGCACCAAAGAGATCCGCAAGGACATTGATCAGACCGAACTCAAGGTCAAACTTGTGAGCAAGAAAGCTGGACAGTACCGTATCAAGGCCCTGCCAGCACAGAGCAACATCAATGACATACGAAGCTACATCAAAGAAGTACAAGTGCAAACAGGACTAAAGGTAGACTTTGTCATGTGTGATTACCTGGACTTGTTGATGCCGGTAAGTGCAAAAGTCAGCCCCAATGACCTGTTTGTCAAAGACAAGTATGTGAGCGAAGAACTGCGTAACTTGGCCAAAGAGCTCAATGTGTTGTTTGTGACAGCGAGTCAGTTGAATCGTAGTGCTGTGGAAGAAATTGAATTTGATCACAGTCATATCTCAGGCGGTATAAGCAAGATCAACACAGCCGACAATGTGTTTGGAATCTTTACAAGTAGAGCCATGCGTGAGCGTGGCAAGTATCAGATCCAATGTATGAAGAGTCGTAGCAGTACAGGCGTAGGACAAAAGATTGACTTGGACTACAACATTGAAACCATGCGTATCACTGATCCTGGTGAGGAAGCTGGGCCGGTTAATTCATTTGCCAAAGGCAATTTGCTTGACAGCATCAAAGCAAAAAGCACAATGATCAACAAAGAAACTGTAGATGTTGATCCTGGTGGAATTAGTAAAGTTACTGCCGATGTGCAAAGTGCTAAACTAAAACAGCTATTGGGACAAATCAAACAGTCATGACCAATCTTTATTGCTCAATGATACATGGCGGGTTGAATATTGATTTCAAGGTAACCAATATTGACAATCAAGCTGTAATAAGACATTGTTGTTTGCGTAATGATGCTTTTCCTGTGGAAATTGATCATAATTTTTGGCGGAATAAAAAATTAGAAACGCTGAGAGAAACTAATAAAAAAAATATATGGGATTCTGGTTGTTCAAACTGTGAAAGATTAGAATCTTCAAATGAGGTCAGTTTTAGAACTGGAATGAATGAAGGCCTAAATATTTTTGGACAATACGACACAACAGGACCATCACGCATTGATCTCATGTTTGACATTAGCTGTAATTTAGCTTGTCGTATTTGTAGTCCTCGTGACAGCACATATTGGCAACGACATCTTAAAGAACATGGACTATGGGATCAACCGGTATCAATACCAAGAAATAAATACAACGTAATTGAATCTTTATCTAAACTTGATCTTAGCAATCTACATCAATTGGTATTTTGCGGTGGTGAAACGTTGTTGGGGCAAGAATATTGGGATGTAGCAGAATGGCTAGGCAACAATGTTCCCAATGCCAAACAACAATTGACCTTGTGTTTTCAAACCAACGGCACCCAACCAATACTTCCTAAAAACTTTGATATCATTGAAAAATTTTATTTAGTAAAGTTACATATAAGTTTAGATGGAGTGGGTGATAAATTTGAATACCAACGGTGGCCGGCAAAATGGGATCAGGTGACCGATAACATATTAAATTTACGAAAAACTTTGCCCGGAAATGTGATGTTTGTGGTAGAGGAAACAATCAGTATCTTTAATCTACTGTATGCAAATGAACTCAAAGCATGGGTTGACACAAACTTCACAACAAATAGAGAAGGCGATATTGTTAATCATACAAAACACATGGTCCTGGCCAATGGAATTTTTAATTTACAAAATATGTCACAAGAATACGTAGATGAGATCAAACAGTCGCTTCACAAAAACTTGATACCAATCAATTGGGCAGAAAACCCTGTTGCAATACAAAATATGCTGGCCAAAATAAAGAAATTTGATGCTTTCAGAAATGAATCTTTTGAAAAAGTATTCCCAGAACTAGTAAATCTTTATTCTAGATTCTGGTAAATATTAAAAAGGTCCTGGCCCAAAATGCAGAAAAAAACACGTAGTTTACTAGAAGAACTAGATGCCATGTACATCCAGCGCGATCAGCGCCATGTGATAGAAACTCGCGCATCTAACATCATAGCCAGTGCTATCAGATTGTTGGAAGAAATTGACACAACTTATCCAGCAGAACAGGCGGAGAATTTAAAACGCAAACTGCT